TATTAGACCAGGCGTATAACGAGAAGGATTACAGTAACGCGAATAGGAGTGTGGAGCTAATAGCACGCCTCGCAGGCCTGTTAATTGACAAAAAAGAGATAAAAGATGTTACTAAAGAGAAGTTATGGGAAGAATTCCAGAAGATGAAGGCGCAAAAAGAGGCAAACACCCCCAATATACAGTATGCTCAAGAGCCTATTGACACCCAAAAAGAACACATTGCACAACCTATTGGAAATAAAAGGGTTATAAATAGTGAAAGTTAACATAATATTTAAAAACGGAAGTAGGGGCAGGGTGGCATTAGACCCCCACCCTCCCCGATTTGGTTGCAGGAGTGTTTTTATCACCACTCCAATATCCGTAAGATAAATTTTAAAAACTCACTTATGTCTGATGACGAACAACTGCTTCTGCACAAATACAAGGAAATAAAAAAACACGGCTTCGGAAAGCTTAATATAAATGTCCACACAACAGCGGGAAAACTATCAGTAACAATTGACGGAGGAAAAACAAATAAGTTTACCATTGAACTAACAAATTAAGCCTGGATTAAATACTAAGGGCAATTCCATTAAGCTAAACGGTGGCTTCACGCCATTTATATGCTTTCTGGGGTTGCCCTTTTTTTATTGGAGGTAAGTATGCCTTGTAAAAAGAAGAAAAGTAAGAATAAGAGAAAAAAGAAATAATGGTAAGAATATCGGAACAGGAAAGAAAAGAATTTAAGGAGTTTGTTTTTGGAAGGTGGGAAGCCGCCCTTAACTCCTTTAGAGACGACCTCTCCGTCTTTTGCAGGGATTACCTCGGTTACAGGGACTTAAACTCTAAGCACAGGGAGCTCTGTGATTTTCTCATTAAGAAGAACGGCAAGTTCAAGCTTATACTTATGCCCAGGTATTCTTTTAAGTCCTGTATCTGCACCGTGGCCCACAGCCTCCACAAGCTTCTCTTTAACCCCAACCTGCGTATCCTGATATACTCTGACGCTACCACAAAGGCAGAGGGCTTCTTAGCCTCTATTAAGAACCATATAGAAGGCAGGGTATCCGGCTCTCAGTTCAGGGACATCTTCGGCTCCTGGGAGACTGACCCGAACAGGAAAGGCAAGTGGTCTAACGGGGAGATTCTGGTGTCAAAAAGGACATCGGGCTTTGCCGAGGCAAGCATAGAGACCGCGGGCATCGGAACCTCCCTTACAGGCAAGCACTATGACGTTATCATATTTGACGACCTCGTCTCGGATATAAACACCACCACCAAGGAGCAGATGGACAAGGCCAAGGAGTGTTACCAGAAGGCCTTATCCCTGCTTGTCCCTAATGGAGAAGTATATATTATCGGCACACGCTGGCACTTTGGAGACCTTTACGGCAAGATTATCGCCGAGAACAGGGAAGAAGATACTTTTGATATATTCCACGTTGACGCGGAAGACACGAACGATGACGGGGATTTGATATTCGCAGACATAGGCCTGACAAGGGAGTTTCTTAATTCTCAGAAGAAGAGGCAGGGAAGCTATATTTACAGTTGTCTTTATAACAACCAACCCGTAGACCCTGAGACAGCTACTTTTAAGAAATCCGACTTCTCTTTCTACGACACAATAGACCCTGTTGACCTTTATATCACAGGAACCTGCGACCCGGCGGGCACGGGGCAGGACTTTACCGCCATAACGGTATTAGGCACCGACAACGAGATGAATATGTATATCCTGGATATTGTCAACAAGCACTTGCAGCCTAAGGATATTGTGGAAGAGATTATCAGGCTGCATTACAAGTGGAAGTTTCGCATCTTCGGCTTAGAGACCAACTTCTACAGGGGAACCCTTAAATACGAGCTTGACCGCTCCACAAGGATAGAATACAAGGAAAACCCCAGGAACTTTCCTATGTTCGGCTTGCAGGAGTTTAAACCCTCGGCTATGAGGGGGCAGAACAAGGAGAACCGCATCCGCGCCCTTCAGCCTTACCACGAAAGAGGGGTTTTGAAGTTCCCGGGAAAGAGCTTTGAGCTCTTAAAGGGCTCCTGCAGCGAGCTTGCCTACCAGATGATACAGTTCCCCCACTCCCCTCACGATGACATATTAGACAGCCTTGCTTACCACCTTCCCCTTATACGCAAGGGCGGCACGGTAAAGCAGGCAGAGCCTCCCAGGCACTCCCCCGCCTGGATAGAGCGCAGGCTTAGGAGTTTACAGATAGAAAGGCAGCAGGAGCTGCCGAGGCATTTAAGGAGTAAATTAAGGCACCTTGTATTCAGTTAAAAGGAGGTAACTATGGGAAGAAGAAAGATTATCAAGCCTGATGAAGAGGTAAAAAAAGAGCCCGCTAAAGAGGTCAAAATACCTTACGCCGCTAACGTAGGAAGAGTTATGAACGACACCGGCATTGTCGGTGACGGCTGTTTGATTAAGAAAGCAGAATAAGGAGGTTTATGGCTGAAGAAAAAAAGATTTCACGTTTGGATTTACTTGCAGGGCAGCTTGACTTGCCGGCATTAACACCGGAATTACAGGCTCCCCAGAGGACTTTTGGAATAAACTTAAGCTTCTGGAAGCTTTGTTTAGAGGCAAGAAGGATACGTAACGAGGAGAAAAAGCTTGATAAAAATAAGCAGGGATGAAGTAAACAAGTGGCAGATAGAGATAGAGGAAGCTGAGAAGTTCCGGGAAGAACATTTCGGCACCAACGAGAGGGGCAAGGAGTTCTTGGCAGGCGACAATATCGGCTTCTATGAGTTTGGTATGTCTGCTAAACTTATGAGCGACAATAGCATAATTGACCCTATGGTCTCTTTTAATATTGTCGCCCCGATAGTTGACTTTGTAGTTCCCACCTTATCTGCCAGAGAGCCTTATGTTATAAGCCTGCCTAAGAGAAATGACCCTGGCGATAATGAGTCCGCTCCTATTGCCGGGGAGATACTCAACTACCGCTATAAGGAAATAGACTTAAAAAGAACCAACGAAGACGTTATCTGGGACGCTTATGTCCTTGGTATGGGAGTGTCTAAGATAGGCTATACCACCAAGTTCGGCACTATGCCCACAGATGAAACTACTGAAGAGGAAAAAAAAGAAAGAGAGAAGTCTAAGTTCCAGAGGTTTAAGGAAAGCTTAGGCTTGAGTAAAGAGAAAAAGGAAGAAAAAAGAGAAAACCCGGAGCTTGATGAGTTTATAAAAAGCGAGAGCCCTTTTGTCAAGCACGTCTCCCCTTTTAACTTCGGCATTGACCCCAGGGCCACCTCAATAGAAAACGCTAACTTCGTATACGAAAAAATAACCAAAAGGCTGTCTGACGTTAAAGGCGACAGGACTTATAAGAATGCCTCAAAGCTTAAAGGCTTTGATATGCTTGATGATGAAAGGCTTAACGTAAAAATACCTGAAACACAGATTGACAGGTTTAAGCTTATAGATTTGTATGAAGTCCATTATAAAACAGAAGAAGGAATAAACATACTTACGCTTGCTGCGGATGAGCCTGGCTGGCAGGCTTTAAGGCACGATGAGTCCGTTTACGAGATGGACGGCTTCCAGTATGAGCTGCTTTATTTTAAAAAACACCGCCACAAGCTTTACCCGATAAGCGACATATCCAAGATTAAAGGCATACAAAACAGGATTAACGACACCCTTGCAGCCATACTTGACCAGGTTGACAAATACAGCCCTAAGCTTCTTGTTGATGAAACTGCCCTTACCCCCAGCGGTAAGCAATCTCTTGAGGAAGGCGATACCGGGGCAATAGCTTATACCAACAGGGACCCTAATACGGTTATGAAGGAGGCTAACTTTACCCAGCTTAAAGCCGACCTTCTTGCCTTGATAGACAAGGCTGTTGATATAGCAGTGTTCATCACAGGGCTTACCAAGGCCCAGCTTTTAGGCATTACCCCAGGGGCCCAGACCGCGACAGAGGTTCAGGTAGGCCAGGCCGGCTCAAACTTAAGGCTGTCTGATAAGTTCCAAATAGTCAACGACTATCTTAACCGCCAGGCGAGAAAGCTCTGGCAGGTGGAGAAGCAGTTTACAAACTTTGAGGAGATAAGCCTTATTACCGGCGACCAGATAATAGACGCAAACGGCCTGCCTAAATACTCCTGGATTCCCGATATAAACAGCGATATGTCCGAGAAGCTTGCCAAGGGCGAATACCGCTTTCAGGTTGAGGTAGCCTCAAAAGAGAAAGCTGAACTTCCGATACTTAGAAAAGCTCTTGAGAACTTCGTTAATGTCATAGGGGCAGAGGGAGTTTTAGACAGGATAGAGATGAAAGAGGGTTTTACTATATCACTCGTAGAAATCATACGGGAGTGGATGAAGCTTCACCCTGATATGTTCAAGATACCCGGCAGGGTTATAAAGCCTGTTTCTCCTGTGCAGCAGGCACAGGCTCAACAAACAGTCCAGTCCCAGGGTGTAAGGCCTCAGCAAAGGCAGCAGGGCCCCCCGAACACGGCTGACATTATATCGGCAGCAGGCGGGGAAAAAGCAGGAGCAGCGCCTCTGGCGTGATTATGGCTAATGTAAATGCGAGAAAGACGCCTTTTTGCGGAGAATACGACAAGGCTTTAAACAAGTTCTTTCCAACGGAAAGAAGCAGGAAAGAGTATATGAAAGTTCACGGCATAGCCCACGACGG